CCGTAGTTATTACGCATAACAGGACACCAATTTTGATACAAAGCGTATCGGGATTGGTGTCCGTTTTCTTTATCCGAAAGTCTTTATTTAATGGGATTTATCGATACAATTTAACGAAAGAAGGCTCTGCGGTGACAGAAAAACTGTCACCGCAGAGCCTTTTCTATTTTTTACCTTTATACTATTTAACGAAAGGTCGTGAGGGTGTGCATTTTCGGCAAAGGGGTGTGCATATTTTAATTATTCCTAAAATTAACAAAAAGCCGCAGAAAGCCGACCTTTGACCTGTAATAAGCAAACCACTATACCGTCCCGGTTGCAATCTGCTCGAAAATATGATATAATAACCTCAGACATAAAATCCGCCGAAAGCGGATTTTGCCGTGCTTTGCACGGCTTGCGGAGCACCGCAAGTCTGAGAACATTTTTCCGTCAAATCCTTTTGTCTGTTGACAAAAGCACGGCGTTCCGCCGTGTCGGCTGACGCCGATTTGATTTGTGGTATAATAACATATAATAATTCCGAATTTGCAGGTGAGAAGATGGACGCATACCGTATCGCAATTTGCGATGACGATGATATAATACGAGAAAATTTATGTTCTCTTTGTAGTGATATTTTAACTGATGACAGTGTTGAATATGAGCTTGAGCCTTTTTGTTCGGCTCAAGAGCTTGAAAAACGGCTTAACAGCGAAAACTGCCCCTTTGACCTGCTGATATTGGATATTCAGATGGACGGCATGACGGGTATGGAACTTGCCCGTTCTTTAAGAGAAAAAGGTAATCGGGTGTCAATCATTTTTGTGACAGCGTGTGAGGATTATCTTAGCGAAGGATACGGCGTTCAACCTATTCATTTTCTCTTAAA